ATCAGAGGAACAGAAGAAAGCTAAAGAGCTTATTATCAGTAAACCATACAACTTCTTGATAGGCTTTGCTGGTAGCGGTAAAACACTTGTAGCCGTACAAATAGCACTAGATCTTTACTTTAAAAGAAGAGTAAATAAGATAATTATAACTAGACCCACTGTCTCTACTGAAGATAATGGGTTCTTACCAGGATCAGAAAAGGAAAAGATGGAACCCTGGTTGGTACCTATTAAGTCTAATATGAGAAAGGTCTATGATAAGCCCGATATCTTAAACAAGATGGAAGAAGATGGGGCCATAGAACTTGTATCTCTTAGTCATTTCCGGGGCAGAACATTTGAGGATGCTGTGTGCATTGTAGATGAGTTTCAAAACTTAACTAAAGCTCAGCTTCAAATGTGTGTAGGCAGACTAGGTAAAAATTCTATTATGATATTTACCGGAGATGTGCAACAGATTGATTTAAAATACAAGAATGATTCTGCTATACACGAGATCCCTAAAGTAGAAAAATCAGAGTTTGTAAATAAGATTGTTCTTACAGAAAATCATAGACATGAAGCTCTAAATGAAATACTTAAGCTACTAAATGAGTACTGAAATCTACGAACATATACCTACCTATGAAAATGGAGAATGGGGCTACACAGATTTTGAAAGTAGGAGAGACTTCTATGATTTCTGCAAATCAATCTTTAAAGAGCCTGGACAATATGAATTTGATGAAGCATCTAAATTGTTTAATGAACAAGCACGACTGTTTAATAAAAACGGAATTTATTGTACAGCACCAGCTGGAACTAAAGACTTTATAAAATACTGGGATACAGAAAAGGAGAAGAACAGGAAGGGTGTGATTTATAAATCAGGTACTAAATCCTGGTACATTACCCGTGACTACTACATGTGGTTGAACTTTCTTCCTATCTTCAATAAGGAAACACAGAAGTATGGATTTGCTGATGTAAGAGATGCGCAGTATCACATGGCTCTCTATGAAATTCTGGCTGAGCTAGACTATAAACACTGTGCTATTCTAAAGAAACGTCAGATTGCTAGTTCTTATTTTCACTGTGCTAAACTCATAAATCAGATCTGGTTTGAGGAAGGGGTTACTCTAAAAATGGGAGCTAGCCTCAAGGACTATATTAATGAAAAGGGTAGCTGGAAGTTTTTGAATGAATATGAGTCATTCTTAAATAAACATACTGCTTGGTATAGACCTATGAACCCCAACAAAACAATGTTCTGGCAACAGAAGATTGAGATTGCAAACTTTGTAGGAGGGCAGAAAAGAAAAACCGAGATAGGTCTTAAGGGCGTAATTCAGGCAATGTCTTTTGAGAAAAGCCCTACTACGGGTGTGGGTGGTCCTACCAAGTACTTCTTTCATGAAGAAGCTGGTATTGCTCCTAGAATGAATCAGACCTATGAATATCTAAGACCTGCTCTTAGATCTGGTATGATAACCACAGGTACATTTATAGCTGCTGGTTCTGTCGGTGACCTTAGTCAGTGTGAGCCATTGAAAAAGCTCATTATGCATCCCGAAGCTAATGATATATATGCTGTCTTTTCTGATCTTATAGATGATAAAGGGACTATTGGCACAACAGGATTATTTATTCCTGAGCAGTGGTCTATGCCACCATATGTAGATAAGTATGGAAACTCTCAGGTTAAGGAAGCCCTAGAGGCACTTGATGAGCAGTTTGCACAATGGAAAAGGGAACTTGATCCGCAGGAATACCAACTTCGTATTTCTCAGCACCCTAGAAATGTAAAAGAAGCATTTGACTACAGGACTGTTTCTTTATTCCCAGGTCACCTTATTACCGCTCAGATGCAGAGGATTGAAGAGAAGGAATATCCGTATGAATTTTTAGATATATCAAGAGATGCAAAGGGTGAGATAGCTGTAGAGTTAACTAATAAGTTACCCATTATGGAATTTCCCATAACCAAGAATACGGAGGATAAGACCGGTGTCCTTGTAGTATGGGAAAGACCTGAAAAGGATGCTGAGTTTGGAACCTATTATGCATCTGTTGACCCCGTAGGAGAAGGTAAAACAACTACCTCAGAATCTCTATGCTCAATATATATTTATAAAAGACCTGTTGAAGTTACTAAGAATAATGGGTCTGAGATACAGACTTATATAGAACCAGATAAAATTGTAGCGGCTTGGTGTGGGAGATTTGATGATATCAATAAAACACATGAGCGCCTTGAGATGATTATTGAATGGTACAACGCCTGGACTATTGTAGAAAATAATATATCACAGTTTATTAACTACATGATTTACAGGAAGAAACAGAAGTATCTTGTACCCAGATCACAGATTCTTTTCCTTAAAGATATTGGTGCAAATGCCAATGTTTACCAAGACTATGGCTGGAGAAACACAGGTACTTTATTTAAGAGCCATATGCTTAGTTATGCTATAGAATTTTTAAAAGAAGAACTAGATGCAGATGTTAAAGCTGATGGTACAATAGTTAGGACATCATATGGTGTTGAGAGGATTCCAGATCCTATGCTTTTGAAAGAAATGATGGCATATAGAGATGGGGTAAACGTGGATAGATTAGTTAGCTTTGCAGCACTAGTTGCATTTGCTAAAGTTCAGCAAGCAAATAGGGGATATAGAAAAAGATATGAGGAAACCTCTAATGTAAAAAAGTTGGATAACTCCAATAAATTCAGTAAATTAGTTAGGAGCCCCTTCCGTCACATAGGCGGGAAGGGTTCCGGCTTTGATGGAATGAGAGTTCCTAAGCAACCATTTAGAAATTTAAGATAATATGCAAATATATAACGCCCTACAGGTCAAAGCTGGCGCAAAGACAGAGTACAATAAAATGGGTACTCTTAATCAGCCCATTCAGTTTTTACCAAGATCCAAGAAAGACAAGGATTGGGCTGCTTGGTGTTTAGACTGGCTGGAATGGCAAGGTCTAAAGATGGTGCGTAGAAATGCCAGAAGGTTGATGAAAAACTACAAACTGGCTAAGGGTATTATAGATAGAACAGACTACGTAATTGAGGAGGATAATGAGTATGCAGATTTAATTGATACTCTAACAAAAGAGGATGCATCTGCATTAGAATTAAAATTCTATCCTATTATTCCAAATGTAATCAATACACTTACTTCTGAATTTGCTAAAAGATCCACGCGGGTAACATATTCTGCTGTTGATGAGTACTCCTATAATGAAATGCTTGAGCTAAAGAAATCTCAGGTAGAGCAAGTACTTGTGTTTGAAGCTAGGCAGAAAGTAAATATGAAGATGATGGAGATGGGTGTAGACCCTGAATCTGAAGAATTTCAGCAGGCCACATCTCCAGAAAGTCTTAAATCTCTTCCTGAAATTGAAGCCTTTTTCCAGAAGGATTACCGCTCTATGGTAGAGCAGTGGGCTGAGCATCAGCATAGAGTAGATGTGGAAAGATTTGGAATGGATGAATTGGAAGAAAGAGGATTTAGAGATTTGCTTATTACTGATAGAGAGTTCTGGCATTTTAAAATGCTAGAAGATGATTATGAGGTAGAGCTCTGGAATCCAGTTATGACCTTCTATCAAAAGTCTCCAGATAGAAGATATATTTCTGACTCTAACTGGGTTGGTAAATATGATATGATGACTGTAGCTGATGTCATTGACAAGTATGGTTGGTTAATGACTGAAGAGCAGATGGCGTCAATAGAACTTATTTATCCAGTAAGATCTGCTGGTTATCCTATTCAGGGTTACCAGAATGACGGTAGCTACTATGATGGTACCAAGTCACATGAGTGGAATACCAATATGCCATCACTTGGATACAGACAATTTACCTCTATGTGGGATAGTGCTGTATATGGCGGTGATATTGTAAACTGGATCATGATGGAGAATGAAGACTATCTAGATATGGGTATGTCTAACCTTCTTCGCGTAACCACTGTATATTGGAAGTCACAAAGAAAAGTTGGTCATCTTACCAGAATTACAGAAGCAGGCGAGGTGATGACAATGATTGTTGATGAAGACTACAAAGTAACAGAAAAGCCTGAGTATGCTACAACACTTCAGGCAAATAAGAATAAATACAATCTTGTATTTGGTGAGCACATTGACTGGATCTGGATTAACCAGGTTTGGGGTGGTGTAAAGGTTGGTCCTAACAGACCTACATTCTGGGGTACAAACAACCCTGGTGGTATTACACCTATCTACTTAGGCATAAATCAAAACCATATTGGGCCACTTAAATTCCAGTTCAAAGGGGATAATTCTCTTTATGGTTGCAAGCTTCCTGTAGAGGGCTCTATTTTCTCAGATAGAAATACATATTCAAGATCACTGGTTGATCTTATG